GTCCGCTTTATAGGTGCAAACCTTCTTACCATTAATGACACAATCAAACTTTGGCTGTAACTTTAGGTCCTGGATTATCCCATCATCTAATCTTTGTTTTAGATATTTATATCTTTCAGATTCCTTTTTGCTGTCAAACATAATGCCATCGACCTGGGTTCTAATAGCTTTATACTTTGTCATTTTTGCTACCCACCATTTTATCTAATGCCTGGGCTATTTCATAATCTTTAACTAATAGCTTCTCACTAAATATGTTGTCATCAGATATTGAACCAGGCTGTCTACGTCTAAGAGCTTCTCTTAAAATACTCTCAACTAGCCCAGCCATAGACCATCTTTCCTTCTTAGCCTGATACTTTAACATATCGTAACATTCTCTTGTTAACCTTAAATAAAGTGGCACTACTTCCATTGTTATTTTCTCTCTGTACAAATTAATTATTTATTTTTACGTCTAGGTCTTGTATTCTATATATCGATGTGCTATCTGTAAATAGAACATATGTTGAATGTTTGTAGAACGTATGAATTTTATGAGGAGGTAAACTAATGAAAAAGACAGTAACAGTATCATTTGAAAATAAAGAATATTGTTTTCCTTATTATAGAGATTTAGATAGTAAGGAAGTTGATTTTTTAAATATTCCTAAAATTACTAAATTAATTAAAACAAAAAGTCGTAATGGCAATGCTTTTACTAGAAGGCAACCCGTTATGGATAAAACAGTAATTGAAAATATAATTCGATTAGGTACTGAAAAAGTTCATTTGTTGACTAGATATTTAAAGGATGAAATTTCACTAGAAGAATACAAGCAATATTTAGATGGAGCAAACTAATGAGAGCAATAGTTAAAAGTGCCATGAAAGTTGGGGAACTATCCAATCAGTTTATAGATATTGACAACATTACTTGGAAACAAGTTGATGAGTTTGTAACTGATGCTTACATGGTTAAGGAAGCTGAATATCATTTAGAGATAGCTATCGAATGGTTAGAAGAATTGACTTCTGATGATGAAGATCATGCTATGTGGCTTAAAGATTCCAAGCAACTCAAAAGATTTATCAAGACCTGGAAAGGCAAATGCCAGCCACATAAGAATGATGGTGTTGCATGGGAAGAACTAGAACTATTAATAAAGGGAGCAAACTAATGAAACTAGCCTTCATAATCATTCCACATGAAACTAAGCTGGGCAGTATGAAAAATCTGCTCAGTAAAACCATTGAGGCATTTTATATGCAATTTGGTGGATGTACACATTATCCGGTGACCGGCATATGGAAAGGTCATTTAGATGGTCTTCCATGTGAAAAGATCGAGGTGGCTTTAGAAGATAATGAGCAAAGCGAGTTCACAGATATCTGCACAGATGTAGCTATGAAATGTGGATCTCTATATGTCATGGTCCAATATCCTGGTGGTGACATACAATTTATAAAGGGAGCAAACTAATGGCAGTCAAAACGACAGCCGGGCAAGAACACACCGGCACATACTTTGCTTATGTCCGAGTATCAACAGATGACCAGGATGTAAGAAGACAAGAGATGGAGATCCTCAAATGGCTCAATGGTGGTAATCATTCAGTCGTTTGGTTTAAGGAAGAGGGTGTGTCAGGCACAATAGATCCGGAGCATAGACCAAAGCTTAGTCAATGCATTGAAACAGCCAAGGCTATGAATGGCACTATTATTGTAGCTGACTTGGACAGATTCAGTCGTACCATGTGGCATACTTTAAAATTCTTTGAAACTATTCTTAAAAAGAATGCTGTTAAACTTATCGTCTGCGATGATCCGACCTTGTCTGACAATAAAGAAAGATTTTATATGAAGGCATTATTCGCTGACTTTGAACGTGATAAGATTTCTAAAAGAACCAAATCAGGTCTTGCAAGAATAAAAGGGGAGCTAATAGAGAAGGGCAGTATTATCTCATCTAATGGCAATCGTATCACTAAGCTTGGTATTCATAATGAAATGGACAAGGCTAGAGCTTCAGCTTCGACAGCCGTCAAAACCATTGCTGATAACTTTGCGACTAAAATAGCTCCTACAGTTAATAAAAGATTAAAAGCTGGTGAAAGCTATAGAGAAATTGCCCAGGAACTAAATGAACTTGGTGTACCGACTGCAAGAGGCGGTAACTGGCACGCATCATCGGTCAGAAACATAGCAAAAAGATTGGGAAATAAATAATGAATGATATCAAAGTACATGAAAATTCAGTTAAAGAAATACATCAGCATTTAATACGAAAATATAACCAAGCTATTATTCAAGTTGAAATGACTTTATATCAAGGTCGAAAAACTCGTAATAAAACTAAAATACAAGCTTATATAAATTCAACTAGCTTGCGTTATGGTTTTTGCTTTTGGATGATGTCAAGTTACTATGCCAACCAACATTACACGATTGGTTATCTTGTAAAAGAAATGCACTCAACACGTCAGTCAATTTCGACTGTGATTTCAGAGTGTGAAGCTGAAGGCTGGATAGATGTTATTCGCACAAAAAATTCGGTCAAATGTACAGCATCACAGCCAATGATAGAGGTTTTTGAGGAGTTCATGCTTTTTAGACGAAACGAGGTTAAAAGTGTGATTGGTTATGCTTTTCAAAATCTTACCAACTTTGAGAAATTGATGTCAAAGGACTTTACACAAGAAGATGAATAGGTATCAAACTAGTATGCATTGTTAGATGTTTTTTTTTGTGTTTAGCTATAGAACATCTTACGAAGAAAGATAGATAGAGAGGAGAAGATTAATGAAACCTTATGTAAACAAATATAAAACGAATGACCCGGTAAAAGATCCAAACGATCTTAGAGGTCATAACCAACCACCAGGAGCCGGTGTTCCTGAATACGACAGTAAGATTGCTGATGATTATTTTGATAAAATGCCGGTTGGTGCAATTATGAAAAAACGTATTAAAGAAACGGGCAAGTTCACCGGCAAGGAACTTAAAGATGGGTTAGTGTTTCCAACCTTAACTGGTCCTCAAAAAGAAAAGCTTGCAAGAATGCTTCTCGATGGAAAGGATTATCTTCAGTATCGTGATTTAAGAGTGGCTTGCCGAATGACTATCCCAATCGTTGATATCACTATGATTGCTTCAGCTTCACGAATTTTTATGGAGCTTGGTCGCACCTTACGAGAAATCAAAAGGGATACAACCAAGTCAAAATTTGAACGGGTTATAAAAGCCCAAGAAGCGATAGTAAGTGCCAATGGTACAATTAAGTTTAAACATGGATTATATGAAATGTTAGGTGTACATTCCCTAAGATGACCTATTTTTTACAACCAACTATCAATGACTTAAAGATCGCAAAACTAGATATGGTATGCATTCTGCCTGACCCGTCTAGAGCTTGCACATTAAAAATAAATAATGGAGAAAATAAATATGAAGTTATATCAACACGTTAGGGAAGACCTTTTTTTAAATTATAGTGTTTGTCGCATAATATATACTAAGTCAGACCCAGCGACTCGGCTTTTTGCTATCACCCCTCTAGCTCTTATAATGCTAACTAAGCTATTTGGTTATGCTTTACTCACCTTTATGGCATTGGCTACAATCTACTACACACTACATATGGTATGCCTTATAGACGATGCGTGCTTTGCCCTTAACTATGGAGTGAAGCTATGAAGTGGTCTAATGATGCAGACGAATTAGGAGCTTCTAAAGTAGGGGCTATCGTAATGGGTGAAACACCTTTCCAAACTAACGAAGCCGTCAGGCAAATCGTTTTAAATGCTAAAGCTGGTGTTCAATCTATTGATGATGGTCTTTACCAGGATGCTAAAGATAGAGGTAACTATCTAGAACCAACCTTAACTGAATGGGCAAGTGACAAGTTAGATAATCTATGCCCGGATAATGTGGTTTGTAATTACACTCCGCCAATTGATGCCCATCGTATAAAAGAAATGAGGCTGTGTGCTTCTCTTGATGGTATATTAGAAGTGGTAGGCGGAGAACTTACTATTCCTAATCCTCAAGGTGATGACATAAGTGTATCAGGCTTTGGTGCATTAGAAATAAAAACTGATGGCTGGGATGATGGACCGCCAAGAGCCGACCAGGTGATTCAGTTACAAACTCAGATGTTATGTGCCGGTTTTAAATGGGGAGTTATTGCTAAACTTGGACCAAAATTAAAATTTACCCTTTTTCCATATAGGCTAAGTGAAAAGCTTGTAGGCATCATAATAGAAAAGGTTGCTGAATTTTGGGATAGGGTTGATAGGGATCTTCCTTACCCACCAATTGATAATGGCAAGCCGGACAGCATTTCATTAGATTCAATGGAAACTAGAGATGACGTTATACAAATTATAACCGATTACAATCAATGCAAAGCTGAAGAAAAAGCCTGGAAATTAAAAAAAGAACAATGCCAGGAAGCCTTGGAGCTAGTGCTTGATGAGGTTGATGCCGAGTATGCAACCATTGGTGAATATAAAATTTCTTTCCCAATCATTAAACGTAAAGCGACACCGGAAAAAATAGTGCCAGCTAAACCATCAACCGAACATAGACGATTTTCAATTGAGGAGAATAAATAATGAATAGTTTTAAAACTAATTTAATACCAACTAACATTGATCAGGCTATGAGGATCTCAGAAATGTTTTCTAAGTCTGACCTTGTGCCTGATAGTTATAAAAATAAACCAGCTAATATCTTTTTGGCTGTGTCGGCTGGAGCTTCCCTTGGGCTGGCACCTTTCCAGGCAATGCAGAACATAGCTGTTATAAATGGTAAGCCATCAATATGGGGCGATGCTTTACTGGCTATGGTTCGCAATGATAGAAGGTGTTTATCAGTTAAAGAAACAATTGATGGTGAAGGCAAAGCTAGAACAGCAACTTGCGTAGTATCCAGGTTAGCCCCTAATGGAGAAACAGAAGTTATTAGTTCCAGCTTTTCTATGGGTCAGGCACAAAGTGCTAATTTATTAAATAGACCACCTTGGAAATCCTATCCTGATCGAATGCTTCAAATGAGGGCTAGGGGCTTTGCTTTGCGTGATGCGTTTGCTGATGTTATCGGTGGATTAATTACTGGAGAAGAAGCTGAAGACTATCCGGTGCCTAAAGGTGCTGTACAAGAGCTAGAGAAGACCTCTAAGTTTGATAAGGATGCTCGAAGCATTGATGATATAGTTGGAGAGCTTACGGCTCCTGACGAGTCTGAAATCGAGCTTGCATGGATGATCAATACACCAGGCAAAGATCCAGTAAAATTAAATAATAAAAATGACTTTGTTTTAAAGTACATTGAAATCATGCAGATAGTGGACAGAAGTAAAATGTGGACCGCTGAAATTAAAAGGCAAAAATATTCTGAGCTTAAAACTAAAAACATGGAGATGTTAGAACAGCTTAGAAATAGTGACTTTGGTTTAATAGAAGAAATAGAAATGGAAGAGGGGAGATTGTTTGATGTCAAAGATGCCATTAACTCCTAAACAATTAAATGTTTTAAAATTTATAAAATCTTTTTATATAGAGCATGAGTATATGCCAACATACATGGAGATTTGTGAATCATTAAATATGAAATCAACTAGTTCAGCTTTCCATTATGTCAATAGCCTGGATAAGAAAGGGCATATTAAAAGATTTAAAGAAGGAAAGTATGGAGGCAATAGAGCTATAGAACTTATATAGCTTGCAACCTTGCAATTAATCTATCGGCTCTTGCTGTTACTTGTGTGTAGTAGCGAGAGTTTTTTAATTGGTAACCACATTCAATCCAATCACGATCTTTTACAGCTTTCCGAAACAAAACAAATTTAGATAAACGAGGTCTGCCCATATTAAACATAAGGTTTCCAATTATCAATTGCACTTCTTCCGGCAACTCATCAAAGTCTTCAAATAAAATTTTACATTCATCGATGGTACCATAAACATCCGCCTGGAAACATTGGTTTACTCTGTCAGGAGATACGGCTGTGCCAACCGGCAGATCGTATTCCTCATCCCATTCGGTGACAAGGTGACCTATCCCGTGCGTTGGCAGACCTAAATGATCTAAGTAAATTTCGTACTTACATCCTTCATCTTCTTTGAGATCTTCTCGAAGCTTATCAATGTTCATGTTTTTTTCTTCTTCTTTATAAAACCAGCTTTCATATTCGCATAGGCTTTACTGCTTATGGTTGAATTTTTTTTAGTGCGTGAAATGCCTTTCTTTTTTCGAGCTAAAATATTTGCGTAAAGTCCTGGTTTTGCCATTAGTTTCTCCTTCGGTTTTTCATTGAGTTAATATGTTTGTGCCAAAAATAATTAGCTAAAGACGTAAACAGATCGTACATTTTCATATAAAATTTTGTCATCGTTTTTGTTTCCTTCTTAGTTCGTAGACATGTTTGTAATAAAACCGGTTACCAATTCTATTAAAAAATTTTGATAGACTTAACCAAAACCAAATCATTTTTTTCCAATCATTTTCATAGCTTGACCAACACCCTTAATTCCAAACGAACTACTAACAGCTATAAATAAAAGGTACTGATACCAATCCGGGAGAGTGTTTAAAACTTCAAAACCTTTTCTTACATGTTCTGTCATGCTGGGTATGAAGACTAAAATGGCGGGAGCAAGCAGTACACCTAAAGCAAACTCGTCTTTATAAGATCCATCAGTAGCATCAGCCATCGATTTTTCCCAGGCAACTTCTCCGGAAGCAACCTTCTCAGCAACTACAGCTTTGGCTTTAGCTTGAGCAACTTTAGCTTGCCCATCAGCTTTAACTTTTTCTACTTTACTGTTCATCCAATTACTAGCTAGTGAAGCTATGGGTCCTATGATTGCAGATAACATATTAATTCTCCTTAATAGATTTGTACTTTCTTAGGATCGACTGTCGGTATTAATTTACACATACATTGGTAAACTTGTGGCTTGTCTTTTTTAATATAAGATTGATTGGTCAATGTGTTTTTGAAACTCATACAATCATTTACATTTTGAAAATAAATACCGCCTTCGCTAACTGCACCATTTAACGTGCAAATTAAAAGGAAAGCTGTCATATCAAACCTTTCTTCTTGGCTAATATAAAAAGGACAGTTGCTACTCCAGTAAATAATGCTGTAATGAGTATGCCTAATACAATTTTGAGAAACATATCTTGTATATACTGTCTGCGTTTCTGGGCTTTCACTCGTGCTTCTTTTCGGGATACTCGGCAATCAGCACAAAATTGTATATAGTCTGTGTAGAGGTTGGCTCTCCCAAAAAGTTGCATATACTCCCTCAATTTTTCTTGCTTAACTCGTATAGATTCAAGAGCCATAAATTCTTCTAAATCATTGTCGGTCTTGCCTAAGAAATTAGTCCAAAGACTATTCTTTTTTTGTATAAATCTTGTTTAAGTTTGTCTTCAGCCCCTATAAAATTGGCAATCGCTGATCCACAACTACTTATTTCCTTACCATTTTCTAGTGTTTCTTTAATTATTTTAAAAGCAGAATTAGCTACTAAAAGTATCTCAAGCATGGACTACCTCACTAGCAAACCTATGAGTAACACAATAGCTGTGCCTGAAGTTCCTATCATAATATGTTCAATACGTTTGATGCGTAGTATAGTCTCTTTCCATCTCTCAGAACAAACTGCTTCATGAGTATCAATTTGTGCTTTTACTTCAGATGCTTTGACCATTAGCCTTTGATCTCCATGAGAGTTATGTTTGTATCTATTCTAGGGTGCTGAGCATTATCTGTGTCTCTACCAGTTCTTCCTAAATATGATGTTCCACTACTGTCATCTCCCATTGCACATAGTCTATATGAAATCTGAGAAGTTGTTTGAGGATCATGTATTGTGTTGTAACCTATATTAGTGCCTTGCCAATTTGCACTTGCTTGCCCATTCCAACCAATAGCTCTTTGTCTTGATCCTGCCGAATCTCCACCGCTAACTATTGTATCTGTATTAGCTACAGATGTTCCAGTAGCAAACCTTAAACCTACTGAACCAGTAACACTAGTACTGCTATAAGAAAAAGTTGCTTGTACTAATATTAAAATTTTACTAGATGTGCTTGTTGGAGTTATAGTAGCAGTCGGTCCACACATTACGTTTTGTGCTGTCCAATCTTCAGGAGCAGTTACCTTTGCTGTTTTAGTCTGCAACACACTACCTACTGGAAGCCTATCAATCACGCTTGCTGAATTTAGTTTGGTTAATGCCATTCTCTATGCTCCTATACTGACGGACAAAGTTTGATGAAATGTATTTTTGTACCATAAATGTCACTAGTACCACCTCTTACAATTACAGTATTATTTAAACTTAGTTTATGCCTAAACTTTACATTTGATACATTATTAACATTTAGAGTATATGGTAGTGTGATACCTACATTAGCATTTGTTGCATATCCATGATCTCGTATACCAGTAACATCATTATAAGTATTATTATCTGTTGTTACTTCCATTCTAACACCACTTGCTCCAGATGCTCCACCACTATGATAAAAGTTTAAAACTAACTCTATTCTCCAAATACCAGTAGAAGGAAATGTCCAAATACCAGTACCATTTGTTCCCGCTGAAGAAGCATGAGACATACCACCATTCTTATTTGCAGTATTATTAGTTGTTAATCGTGTGTATCCAGCAAACAGTAAGTCAGTATTATTATGTTGAGTAGTGTTATCGTCATTGTAATACCAAGTTTCTATTACACTATTAGTTTCAACATAGCTTGTTGCACCAGTACCACCATTAGCTATTGGAAGAACTCCACTTACTTTGCTAGTTAAATTTACTGCACCAGTTCCAATCTTGTTAGCAGTCACACTACCATCAGTCGGTGTAGACACAGTACCAACATTGCCAAACACTCGTACAAAATCAATCGTATCTGAACTAGATAACGTAGCTCCAACAGTAAGAACTGCACCATTTAAAGACATAGTCGATCCACCTTGGATCACACCATTAATTGATACTAATAGATTGTTAACTGTTTCTGGAAAGTAATCAGCACCATTTAGTTTTAATGTATAGTCATCTGTGGCACTAGCTGTAAGTGCATCTAACTCTTGGAATAACCCACTACTAGGTTCGCTTCCTATGTATGGCATGGCTTATTACTCCTTTGGATATTTATCTTTAATTGTTTTGATTGTTGCTTTCCAAGCAACTACACCATTGTGGTAGATGTCATCTAGTTGGTCTGCTATTGCAGGATATTCTATTGCTCTATCTCTTTGGTATTTCTTAGCTTCCCATTCTGCTTTTAGAGTAGCCATATGTTTAGTTCTTTTAGCTTCATCATCATAATCTGACTGACCAAACCTAGAAACTATTTCTTTCCAGACAGAACTGTGTTCGTTATCCCATCTTTTTAATTCTAAATAATTCATAATATTTTCCTATGCCAATCGGCAACCTCCCCAATGACTATGTCCTACATGATAATCTGAAGTGCTTGAAGAACAAACTGCTATAGTGTCTCCACTTGCTAAATTGATAATAAGTGACGAAGTTTGAGTGTGGTCTTGATTTCCTTGATCATAAGAAAAATATTCTCCATTATTATGTTGTGAAGCAACTTTTGCTGAGTTTTTAAGAAAAGAAAAAGCATTACTAGTATCAGCATTAGCCGTATATACAGAATAGTTAAACATATAAACACCATTTGCAGGTGCTGTAAATTTATAAGTTGATGTGTTGTAACAACTATCTGTGTCAAAACTGTCCTCAGTAGAATCATTATTAAAAGCTAAGATTCCATTATCTGATGCTGTAGCCCAACTAGTAGAATCATTTCTAGCCATAAATGCAGAACTTCCTGCCACACTAGTACCACTTACAGTTCCACTAAAAGCATATGTGTCTGCTAGGTTCATTGACTCAGCTTGAATTTTACTTAATGCCATTCTATGCTCCTATCCTGCATAAATTCTAATCTTTGTGATTTCTTGGTTTACATTTGCATATTGACCACCATAAGATGCAAAGTAAAAATAATACCCAGTACCATCTGCTATAGTAGAATCTATTGTAATTGTCTTTGTACCAGCAGTAGGATTATGTGATGATAACCCATCAGTATGACCACTACTTGTTCGATTATTCTGAGCCATTCCAAGAGTTGTTTCTGAAAGATAGAAGTTATTATTACTAGTTACAGACCTGTAAATAATTTCTATTTTTGTGTACCCAGCTGGTATAACAACTTTATTAGTGCTTCTTATGCCGTAACCAATACCATACCCAGTTTGAGCAGTACCATTAATTCTTGTTTTAATTCTATCAGCAGTTGCACCTGCCTCTCCACTTGAATTGTGATTATAGCTACTAACAGTCCAACCACCAGTTACAGAACTAATATCGCCACTTCCACCAAAATCATCACTATTAAATAGCACTATATCAGGGAGACCTATAGTTATAATTGTAGAATGTATATACTCACTACTATTTGGATTTTGAAAAACAAGTTTATAATTTGTTGCTACACTTGCAAACGTACTTGTTGTAGCTATAGTTACACTTTGATCGTTTGTATGTGAAAGATTAGTTCCAACATCACTATTATCAGAAACTTTACGAAGCTTAACAGTTGATGCTGAATCCATGTATTGACCTGACAAAGCAATAGTTTGCCCTGTAGCTGAACCAGTTAAAGTTGTAGGTGTAAAAGAATTAACAATAGCATTTTTGGTTAAACCAGCTTGAAGTTTTGCAGTTGTTACAGAACCATCTGCTAATTTACCTGTGCTTACACTTCCATCAGGAGGAACAGTTGTTTGAACTGCTCTTGCTAAATACAAAACATAAATATCATCTGATGTTCCGACACTACCAGTAAGACTAACTGCTGTACCATTTGTACTATATGCAGAGGTCGGTTCTTGTCTAACATTATTTATGTATAATGCTATGTCATTTGCATTAGCTACTGCATGAGTTAATGTAAGGCTTGTTCCAGAAGCACCAGTTAAATCTTGCTTGATAAGACTTGTGAATGATGTGTCTACTTGGTTTCCTATATATGCCATTTAAAAACCTTTATGTGCTAATTGAATCAACTCTTGATAACCAAACATCTAAGCTAGATGCTGTGTTAGATTGAAAAAACATTCTGTCGTTATTTTGCACCACCATCTTAGCTCCACCATCTAGTAACTGTAGTGCTGATCCACTAGGTATAGGTGCATCTTTTATTATGTAATGTACGTTTGTAACTGTGATTGAGTTACCCATTCCACTATGTTGAGTGCAATAATAATATAGGGTTGATGCTGTTGTTGATGAAGTTGTAATCACAACCTTTGCATTAGCTTGTGAAGGTGTACCAGTTGCAGTTACACCAGCAGTAATAATAGAACTATTAGCACCTTCAGCTTGCGTAGCAAATCGTAACACATGACCACTATTACTGCTATGGCTTACATCAAATGTATATGTAAAACCTTTGTATAACGTAAGTTGTGGTTTGGTCTGACCATCTATTAAGAAATTACCACCGACCACAGTAACAACAAATGTAAAATCAGCACCATAACTAAGAACACTTGATGTCATAAAACATGATGCTGTTATAGCATTAACACTTGTGTTTGCCATGTTAATCCCAATGATTGTATCATCTGAATTAAAATCAGAACCATCTGGTAAGTCTTGAGCAGTTGTTCCTACTCCAGTTAAAAAAAGTCTTTCAAAATCTTGAGCCATATCTTACTCCCTATAAAGCCACAGCCATTGCTGTAGCGAATCCCTTTGATGCTAAAGTTGATGTATCAGTTGCTTCTACTGTGTTCCATGCAGAGCCAGTATAAAATTTAAGTACATTAGAACTGCTATTAAAATACAAATCTCCAGCACTAACAGTTCCACCACTAGGATCACTTGAAGCTGAACCATGATAGATATTAGAAAATTCTGTTTTAGATAAAGCCGATTGAGTTGCCCAATACTTAGCTGAATAAGCTGATCCATCTACTGTACCAGCAGTATAAGTTGCCCAATCTTTTGCAGAGTGTTTACCAGTATTTGAACCTCTATCTAAAGCACCTATTGCATAACCTTTAGCTGAATAATCATCTGCACTATCTACATGAACTGTTGCATTAGGATTAGTTCCACCACCAATTGCCCATTCTCTAGCTGAACCAGTTACACCAGTTACACCAGTACCACCAACAGCTTGTGCTTTAGATGAAAAATCAGAAGTGCTTGGAACAACACCATCAACTTTAGTTGCATAGTTTTGAGCAATTGTAGCATTAGCACTAGACGAATTAATATTACTTATATTAGAAGCTACTGTAGAAACAGCACTAGAAATGCCAGCTACAGTTGCCACATTAGATGCAACCCCAGCTACAGTTGAAAGATTAGAGGCTGATATCCCAGCAACACTTGTGATGTTACTTGATATCCCAGCCAACGTAGCAATGTTAGCTGATTGACTTGCTAATGTGTTTCCATTGGTTATTGTAAATGTGGCTTCAGGATTACCAGTAGAAGCATTAAAACCTAATAACTTTCCTAACCTGGTAGCTTTTACCGGCAAGGTCATGTTAGCACCGGGTATGGTATCATGCTCGGCTAGTCTTAAAGATCTATCAATCTCTTCATTAGTCTGCTGATGAATAAACATATTCGTATCAAAGTCATCTTCTAGACTAGCTGATGTAAGCTGACCACCTGATGTATAAACTGATGTCCTGGCAAAAGGAATATCTGAAAGTAAAGTAACAGTCTGAGAGTTAGTAGGGTGGTTGCCTGAAGTAAAACCAACAGTACCGGCACCAGTACCTGAATTTAATGTGACAACATAATGAGTGCTTTCTTCTTTTTCGGTACTATCAACATAGACTTTTAATTGTGATGTAGCATTTATTTGAAACGCAAAAGCAAAGTTCCCGGTTGTTCCATTGCCGGTATGTTGAACTCTTCTAGTTTGTGCCGTTACATTATAAGTTGCCATTCTAGATTACCTCTCTAGGTTTTATACACTATTTATTTTCACTCGACAATATCTTTAATCTATCATCAGTACTTAACATAATATTCATTGCACTACTTCTTGCATCACCTAATATCACATTTAACATGTTATATTTTTCTTCGTCATCAACCTCTAATTTATAGGCTTCGCTACTAATTGTATTATTTAAAGATGGTAACAAAGCTCTTGTGGCATCGTATCCGCCATCACCTATAGTAAGGCTGTATTTTTGATTAACTCTATTGGAGTTGTTTAATATAGTAACGTATCTATTAAATTGTTTGTCAGATAGTTGGACCCCATTATATTTCTTTCTATGTGATTGAAAGACAAAACCTCGTTCAGACAGCCTGATTAATTCTTTGTCTAGGGATGTATAGCCTCCACTTTGAATTTTAATAGGGCTGAAATATTCGTAATTTTTACCATTGCCTTGAGTTTTAATGTTGCCCCAAAAGTCTAAAGCTGGTTCCAATTGATTGTTATATTTTGCATTGCCTGACTTAGCTCTATTAAGAGCTTCATAAAAACCCTTCATAACTTCAGGAAAGTAAAAGCTGTTAGCATCATCAATTTGTTCAGTTGTGAGCATTGTATTGTTAGCCATAGGATTACCAACTCTTTCCAAGGTCCTGGTAAATGAACTAGCACCTGGAAGTTCAAACTGTTCCGGAAGATAAGTGTTTATTTCATTAGTGACTGTCATTGCAATATCACCACCAATGCCCGATAAAGTTTTAGTCAACCTTTTAAAAAGATCGTCTTTATTACCATATGGATTTCCACCAGCTTTAAATATTTCTGATACACCTTGAAGAAATGGTAAATTCATTGCGTATTCAGCTATAGCTAAAGATCCGGCTTTAGCTAGATTTTCTATAACAGTTGAATCATCTTCATTCTTAGAATAATAGGAAAAATCACTTGCCATCGCTAATATACCCGACAAAGGATCTAAACGGCTAAAAGTAATATATTTATATTCGCCATTTTCTTGTTTAATTCCGATGGAATAAGGTGGAACATTTGAACCCCTCATATATCTCCTGGCTTTCCAATCAGTAGGTCCTGATCCATTTATAACTATGTTATCACCAAACGCACCATCAGCAAGCATAACCATACCAAAGAACAATCCATTGCCCATAACTAACTTAGACATAGCTCTATCAAATTCAAGACCTGATTGTTTGCTACCACCTTGATCAATGCCTTGTTTGTTGTTTGGCATATTCTGTTTTAAAGCTTTATAAATTGGTGAATAATTAAATGTCCTATCAAACACTTGCTGAATAATATTAGTTGGTGTTTTAGAAAAGGGAACAATAGTTTTCATACCTGGTAAGTTTGCAACATTAACCAATGTAGCCCATGCCCCTTGGGGATCATTTTGAAACGTCATAATTTTGGCTTCGGCTGTCATCTTTTCTACAATGTCTTCAGGTGGGTTTATTATAATATCTGTGTATTTTTTTTGTGCCATGATTTTAGCTTGGTCTTTGGGAACACCTCCCCTTAAAGCTGTTTCATAAGTTATCATTTGTGATCTGTAAGCTTCTCGATAAAGAACTTTACGTTTAGATATGACCTTAAAAAATTCATCTTCTGATGCAAGAAATCTTCCAGGCAACCTAGTTGTGACACCAATCATATTTACAAGCATAGCCCCAAAATCACCTTTAGCCCCCATTTCCATAATATGGGCAAGGTTATCAGTAGAGCCAATAGATTTAGGTCTTTTTAAATCTATTTTAGATACAAAGTCACCAGCAGATCCAGTTACACCAAATGATAAGGCAGACGATTTAAAAGCATCACCTAATGCCATCCTTGCTCCATAAGCTTCAGCCGACATCTCACCCATATAAGCACGATCACCAATTTTGCCTCGTCTTCCACCAAGGGTTCTAACTTCCCCAATTAATCCAGAAAGTCCACTTTCTAGAGTGCTTGAAACCTGAAACATAGAATTACCAGCCATGTTAACTACATGAGTAACTCCTGATGAAAGTAGGGCATTGATATATATTTCCATCGCTATATCATAACCTCTAGCCATAAACCCTCTTACTGTGTAATGAGCTTTGCCAGGATTTTGAAGATTTAAAAAAGCATGGGCATGATAATCAACCATTCCTTCATCCATGTTTTCTACAAAATCAGTAATACTATTTGTGTATTCAGAAAGATTAATATTATTTAATTTAGCTATGTTAGACACAACAGCTAAACCTCTTCCATATTCAGATACATTCCCGGAAACTTGTGCAGATAGATTTGTTTGTATTGTAGCTAAAATCTTTAATTCTCTAAAAGCTTGTAGCTTCTCGCCTTCATCAGAAGACTTAGTTATAGCCAATGCTTTTTTATTTAAATCTTGCCCAATTTTAAGCATGGCTATTAAACCACCAATTGTTTCTTCGGCTGGCATAATGTTACCAGGTTTTCTATTTAAAAATTTATAGACTATTTCAGAGAACCCAGTTTGTTCAGCCAGGGCAACCATTCCATCCATTGTCTGTTTTGGTCTTCTTAAAAAAGCAAAGAGTTCTTTGTTATTAGACTTTATATTTACAAGCATGGTTTCAAGATCAAACACCTCAGTACCATCATCACCAGGCTTGAATAGTAAGTTTATTCTTTTTAAATTTAAACCAGGACCTTTATATCCTTCTTCACTCAAAATTTTATTTAAAGCTTTTACACCTTCATCATCCATACCTTTTACAGCAAGATCTCCACCAGGAAGCACAGTAACATCATTATCAGGTCTAGTTTCTTTATGAATTTTTTGCTGTGCTAAATCCAGCTTGTTTAGTATCTCTGCACCTTTACCAAGTATGTTAACCATCGTTAGCTCCTAATTCTTTTAAAGCTTTATCTTGTATTAGTTGAGCTTCACCATATCCATTCGGTCCTTCAAAGATTGGCAAATCATCTATTTTAGATCCACCAAAATAATTTTTGTCATAAACAAATAATACTAGATCAGGCTCTCCATTATTATATTTAGCAAATGTTTCCTTGCTCCATCCTTCAGGTGCAAACTCATCACTCCATTTAACCCTTGATACCGGCTTCATTCCTACTGTCTGATATATTTTTGGAAGCATTGTATTAAATGCATCTAGCTTGTTTCCGCCTTGCTGGATTGCTAATTGTAATGTTGCATATATTGTTTTAGGTGGGGCATTTGGTGCTTGGAATACACCTACGATATCACCATCAGGTTTTATGGCAAAACCACCACCATGCTCAGTTCTAAATAATTTTGAATCTAAAAGATCTTCAGGTTTTTGAATTGTTACTTGTAGACCATAAGTATGCTTAGATACAGCATTAGCCATATCAGTACTGTAAGACTGAGATGATGTTTTGGCATCAACTTGTTTAACTATAGGTATGGTTAATCCAGCTTTGTTATACTTAGCTAGAACTTCAGGGTTAGGCTCAAATGTTAAGCTCCCAACTCCTCCATCATTTGTTTGGCTTCCTCCTCCGTAAGGTCCGGATGATCCGCCATCGCTTCCCGAATTATTGAGTTGCTGAAGTCTTCTGTCATTTCTAACTGTTCGCTGTCGGGAACTGATTTCTCTGTATCCGTCAGGTTTAATTGTTCCCGATTCAATCGCAACTTTGTCAGCATCGCTTGCGAGAATTCCAAATCCTTCTTGTCCACTTACTTTCTCCACTCCTTCAGAAAATGTTTCCGGTTTTGTTGGCACACCTAAATCGTTTTGTAAGGTCTGCTCTCGAAACCAAAGTATAGCTTGTGCATCTTGTTCTGACAAGTTTAAATCTTTTAATTGTGGATCATTAACAATATCTTTAACAAGCTGGTCCATTAGTAATCTTTCACTTTGATTTTTAGGTTGTCCAAGCTCAACCATTTTTTCAGTACCTTTATTCTTGTCAATCTTCTTAACCATGTGATCGCCAAAGGTACCTTCACTTCTTCTTATAGTTCTTACAAACCATTTATCTTTTGTAGTTGTGGGATAACCTTGAATATTAAGCATGAATTTACCAGCCTTATCTCCAAGTATAGTTGCACCTAAATGCTGACTATCACCAGTACCACTCATACCAGTTGGACCGGATTTAAAACCAGCTTCTAATCTAAGTTTAGTTAATTCTTTTTTAGTTATTGGTGACAGCATAAAATCAGCAAACCCATCTTCACCAAATTTATCCAATAAAAATTGAACCATTTTAAGACCATCGGGATAACCATACTGACCAAAACCAGCCATATTTATATTTTCGACTGATGTTCCTTTAGGAGGTGCTTCAGTACTAAATTTGCCCGTTCTTAAATATTTAAGATATTGTGCTGATCCTGATTTAGTATTTTGTGCAACTTTCGGTCCAGGTGACGTAGCACCAAGTATTGCTGAGTATATTACTCTTTGTGTTTCGCTGTTTCCTAGTTTGTCAAAACCTGGCATCTTAGACAACATATTAAACATTTTAAGAACATCTTCATCATACCAACCTTTACCGGAAACTTCTTTATTAAGTTGGTTTTTTATAGATGTTATATTTTCATTTTTAATTATTTCATAATCTTTTGGATTAGAAAGAGTTAATTTTCTGCCATGTTTTTTTAAAGCTAGTTGATCATAAAATTTATGAATATCTTCAACTAGTATTTTAGGCTTATTAATATCCTTAACATTGGGATTTCTATCTAGTGCTATTTTATTAATTTCTTTTTTATAGTCAGGAGCAAACTTAGCAATTTGCGTTGTAATGAAGTTATCAATTTCACCAGCACCCATGCTAGATATAGTTGTAGTTCCCTGATTATTCTCTAATGTTTCTTTTGCATTTATACCTATTTTTTGAAACTGAGATTTTACACCACTTTTTAAGCTTTTAAGCATAGGGCTGTTCTTTGCATACTTTAACAACAAACCTAAACCTTCAGCTATGCCTTCACCGACAACACCAGCTTCTGTAAACAATAGGGGAGCTTTCTGTAATTTCTGCAACAAGTAGGGAAGATCTTCATTAGCTTCTAGTGTTTCTAGTACAGCTTTACCAGCTTCAGTATCTCCTGATATCATGGTGATAGCTGTTTCCAATAATCCTTTATCTTTAGCCGGAATGACTAGGGCTTCAGTTGTTCCATAACCAAGAACATTTGTAAGAAAACGACTGCCTAAGTTTGCTCCTTGTAAAGATTTTGTAGCCATAGCACCAGGAAGAATAATCTGCGTTCCAACTTCACCAACTATGGCTCCTACCTCTTGAGCCGTTCCATCAGGTTTTATAGCTTCATTAATAGATTTATTAGCCGATGCCAATCCTGGAATATTATCATTCATCCAAGGAATAGCCATTTGCGAATACCATTGATTAGTAAACGTATCAATTATTTCTGTGCCAGCTTTAGATCCACCCATTGGCAAACCTTTAACAACACCAGTTGTGAAATCTCCTACAGTTTCAACAACGTCACTTGCTGTATTAACAATGTCTTCAAATACTGTTGTAGGAAAGTTTATATTAGATTGTTTCCCATCCCAAGTTTGCTCAAACTCTTCACCACTAGATCTAATGTTATTAGATAATAGGATCTGATTATATACGTCTATTTCATTCTCTGCCATTATGGTAACCTAGTGTTTGCAATAATAGTGTTAAGTGATTGTATTCCAGCACCAATCATAGATTCATTTCTATAATCACCGGCTCGTAACTTTTTTTCAGATTGAATAGCAATTAACAAAGTCTTAACTCTAGTAAATTCAGCCCTTGTATAAACTTTCTGTATTCCTTTATTTGGATAAATTCTAGCAAACGTATCCACAGTACTTTTGGCTGATACTAACTGATTATCATATATTTTAATTTGTACTGCTTCGCCTTCAAGTTGTAGAGTAGATCTAGCAACAGCTTTTGCATCAAAATCTTTTTTGCTTACTTGAGCTTTATCTAATGCATCTCTAACTTTACCTTTTATTCGTATATAAATTTGTTTGTTTTTAAAATTTTCATCTTGCTCACCTAAAATTATAGCTTCAGGGTCATATTCTAATTCACTAGCTATAATTTGCATTGCACCTTTAAATTCGTCTTCTTCATTTGCTTCAACCTTTATAGAAAGAGCAGTAAAATCTTTAGAAGATAAAGAGTTAATATGTTTAGCCAACTCACCAAACCCAAGACTATCATTAGCAATTAATTCTAATAAATCTTTCTTAACCTCTGAATCACTAACAGTTCGTAACCCACCGGATTCAATCAATTTAATTGAATACTCTTTGGCTTTATCAGGATCTAATGCTTCTAGTTTTCTTATTTCAGTTTCTATTACATTTTTTGTATCACCAAAGGCTAATTTTTTAGTTATGCTGACTTCTAGACTAGCAATTGTAGCTTCTGATTTTTCGTCATTTTTTTCTTGTAATGAGTTTTCAAAATTCATCTGAGAGGTTTTTTCGGTTCTTATTGCTTTAGCGACATTCAATCGTTCTTCATCAGTCATACCATTTAAAATACTATCTATTTTAACATTGCCCGTTTTCTGATTGGTTTGTATTTTTGTAGCTATTGAAGCAGACGTTTCTGTTTCTAATGCTGTGCTAACAATAACATTGGTTCTGGATTCTAACCATTTAGCATCCCAATCTTTCATAGAGGATTCAATCATAGTCCTGGTGTATTTAGATTTAGTTGCTTTATGAATGTAGTCACGTTTTTTAGTAATTGAAAAACCAGGTTGTTTTTGTAATTCAACTAAGTTAACAGCCTTACTATTTAATCTTTTTCCATTTTGATATAATCCAGCCCCATATATTTTAGATGTCAATGCATCCTCATTACCTTCAAAATTTAATAAAGCATCTAATTCTATAGTCATATTATTAAGATCAAGGTTAAGGGATAAAGCACCTCTAGTCTGAATAAGATCTATCTGTCTTTTTGCATAGACTTTAGAATAAGCATTATAATGAGCCGAAGAAGTAACACCTAATTCTGCATATAATTTCCTACCAAGTATAGGGGAGGCTTCTTGAGCCAATGTTACATACTCATTAGTTATAGCTCTTAAATCTGCACTTACGTCAGTTAGATCAGTATCTCTTGTAGAAGCTTGAGTAATTATATTTGACATGTGCCTTTTAGCAGATAAAGCAAGATCAGATCCTAAACTTTCAAGAGCAACTTTTTTAGCCGATTTGCCAAAAATTGTATCATCATCAAACTTTTCAGTTACATCAGTACCAAGTAAAGCACTTTCCTTAATTTGACCTACTGTTATAGGGTTCTCAGCACCATACTCAGCACCTTCTATTACCGCTTGCTCACCAGCCTTTTTAAAGAAATAACTAGACATATCATTTAAGGCACTAGTAAGCATCTGTGACGTTCTTTGAGCTTCACGCATACCAATGCCGGAAGGACCTCGATAGCCACTTGTACCGACTTGACGTTGTATACCTAAATATCTAGAACGAGGTGCCATTATCTAACATTCCCATATCTTGCAGTTTGATAACCAGGAGAACCAGGACTTGAATTAGAAATGGGAGTAGTACCAGTTCCACCGGCTGGAGCAGATCCTATAGAATTATAACTAACCATAGCACTACCCATAGTTGTTAATGCTCCAATATATCCAGCTTTTTTAGCTTGCCTTCCAGCAAACCTTTCATCTTGAGCTTGGGCATTAGCCGAGCTAATAGCTAAAAACTCATTATCTTTAGATGTAATAAAATCATTTAATCCTGGATTAAGTATTCCAAAAGTTCCTATATCTTGAGGAGTTCCAAGAGTAGGCTCTAAGCCACCAGCCGAAGCGACTGCATTGACAGTTGATAAAGCTTTATATGTAGCTTTTAAAACCTGAACTCCTTGTTCTTTAGCTTTAGTTGCTTCAACTCTTCCAGCTAATGTTGTATGTTTAGCCTTATTATACATAGCCTTTTTAGTTGCTTCACCTTGCTTAATTTGTGCGTAAGCACTTACCCCAGCTAAAACTAACCCAGCGACTGCCATAGTCATATTATTGCCCCGTAGAAAGTTTGTACTCTACAGCTAAAACAGTAGCAAAGAGAGGTTGTGTCATAGTGAATGTTAATTGTGCTGTATCACTATAACCTAATAAAGGAGCTAATCTTTTTCTCCCGGTGAAAGATATTGGAGCAGAACCCAAAGTATATGGCAAAGATTTCAAGGGGAGTTCAAAACCATTTACTGCCAGGTTTTGGGTTCTATCTACTAAAGTGGTGGCTTCTAAAATTCTACGTTTTCGACTAACCACAACACCTGAACTTAACTTAGGTTCTGCCGGCAATGTCTTTACTTCTACAGCATAAGACAAACCAACCTCAACGTATGCTGAAGGCACAGCATCTATAGTAATAGCCCCGGATGAAACAGTCTTATCAGTTAAAACAAAATCATCTCTAATAACGTCTACAGTTTTACCTTCTAAATGAGCTAAGTTAGAGCAAGTTGTATTAGAAGGTTTTGCCCGATCAGGTAAAGTTGCGTTTGCAAAATATTGAATATTACTATCAGTTGTCCTTTGATCGTCAAACATCTCAACATAGTATTTTGTAGCACTACCAATAGTTCTTTTAACTATAGTATAAATATCAGGACCATCAACAGACACATCCAGGAAAGATCCGTCTGTTATAAATTCAGCCGGGGCAACTACATTTTGAGATCTAAGAATAGAAAAGACAGCCATTGAGCCATCGTCATCGTTAGGTATTAAAAGAAGATCTCCATCATCAGTAGACGTTGCAACTCGTAAAGCCATAGATCTAGGTGTTTTTAATAAATGACTAGCTAAAAGGCTCATATTGTTAGACTGATAGTTTAAATCAACATCACTAAATAAATACTCTCTAATAGCTTTACCTTCTCTTTGAATAAACAAAGTTCCACCTTCAGCCATTACTGGTCTTATTCCTTCTTTTGATCCTCTACGAGTAGCATTTTTAATAACTATATTAGAAGGAGTGATAGGATCTAAATCCGCTTGAGGAACAAAGAACTCAGCATCATTAGTAAAGATTTGTAAATCTCTACCGGACCTCATTGCATTAATAGCATTGACTGAATCTGTGTTCATCGTAACTAATATGGCATCATCGTCTAAAGCTTCAGCACTTTTAAAATTAAAAAAATCAACCACCTTAGATCCAAAGAGAGTGTTTGGCATTGCCTTGCTCCCCCCAAAATAAAGTCTTCCCTCATGGAAAGTACAAGTGCGGGGATATCCACGGGCATCAGACCAGGCATCTTCATACCCCGTTTCTAATTCCCATGCACCATTAGCTATAGCCTGGTCTTTTTTAAAGAAGGGCAACTCAGTTATAACCTTAACAACAGTCGCTGATTCTCTTTCTATAATTCTAGCCCTACCAAATCCACTTAATACATTTATATATTGATCAACATGATTAGTAGTAAAGACAGAAGCTGAAGCCGTAATTGTTACAGTTCCATCTATGGCATCAGGTGTTATTGTACCGGATGGGTTACTAGTCGCTAAAGTAAAAGCAACTTTAGGATCAGTTAAAGATAATGTAGAAAATGTCCAAGTCGTATTATTGGCACCTCTAACAATAGATTTAGGTGACATATCTTCATGGACTAAAATTAATGTATCGGCATTCTGAGTGAAATACATCCGATCTAAATCTATATCACCTAATGCACACACTAAGTAATCAGCACCTGATCCATTAATATTTAATAATTGTACACCATTGGCAAAAAAGAAAACCCTGGTGTTTGTTGTATCTTTTTTAACAAAGACAAGCATGAAAGCTTGTGTCGTACTAAATTCAAATGGCACCAACCTTATGCCGTCTAAGGTAGTAAATGAACCTAAATGAGAAGTTATATCTGCCATAAATCTTAGACCAGGTCTTCTCTCAAAACCACCTTGAGGAAGTATAACTACGTTCTGAGCTTTACTTAAAGCTGAAGCATATTGCTGAATA